TCCTCTCGTTGCTTCACCTTGCCCTCTGGGGCTTTGCAAAGTAACAAGCCGCCGATCTCAATGTTCCCTTCAAAGCGGGAACCGATATCAGACATGACTTCCAGCTCAGGATGATCCTCAGCTTTTACCGGAACCCATCCCTCTCTGAATTTTTGAGAGACATTCGTGTTGTCCGCTTTGCCTAATGTGCTGGTGCGTACCCAACGGAATACCCAGCCGTCTTGCGGCTCGGGCGTTGGTAATACGGAGGCCGGTATCCACGAATCGGATGGTCTTTGTTCAACTTCTCTGGACTCAGCGTCCCTTTTATTGCGCTGTTCTGCCATTTTAGGACTCCTTAATGAGCTGGTTGGCATACTGTTCTGGGGTTAACCCTAGTCGCTTTGCGAGAGCGAGTTGGGTGCGGCTCAACCTCACTTTGCGTGGTTTTGCGCCGTTATTCCTAGAGGAAGGCGCCACTACCACGGAAGGGCTTCGGGAAGTCGAGGAAGACTGTTCGTCTGAGCCACTGTCTCCTTCGCCGAAGTAGTCTGGAAACCGTGACCGCATAGTGCGATCAATAGCTTCAAAGTATTCATCCGAGTTAGGGTCGTAGCCCTCGTCGCGGATGAGTTTTTCGTGCACGCCGTAAGCCAGCGCGGTCATATCTTTCTCTTGGCCAAACCAAGGGTTTTGCTCTGCCCACATCACCGCCTTTGGGGACGGCTTTGGGGGTTGTTGAACTGCCGGTTGCTTTTGCGGGGCCGGCTTAAACTGCTCCGGCGCCTGCTTGGGGCGACGCTGGATTTCGCTTAATTGGTAGTCGGCAGACTTGAACTCTGACTGCGCATTGATAAGAGCCTCTTGCGCTTCCAGAATCTTGTCTGTGTTACCTTCTTCGTAAGCCTGCCGATAGCTATTCTTAGCTTGATCGACAGCCATAGCCGCTCGCTCTCGTATCTGATGTACCAGATACTGCTCGCCTTCCTGAATGATCTTATGGTATTGCTTACTCTGCTCCGCATATTGTTGAGCAACTCGGATAGCCTCTTCGCGAAGGCGCTCTGCTTCCTCGCGTTGACGGCGCTCCTCATGCTGTTGATAGCGGAGCTTATTGATTCGTTTCTTAACCTTCTCGGAGTAACCCTCCAGCTCGTCATCGTCGCTCTCCTCTGCCCTGACCGCTTTGGCTTCTTTGGCTGGCGGGCGCCGATCATCTGGGGGTCGGTCATCGATAACCTCAATATCGATGTCGGAATCATGGGTGCCTTCATTTGGCTTCTTACCAATAACGGTCTTGACGCCAAAAAACTTGTCTTCAGCAGAATGCTCCTGCTGTTCCATTTGCTCTTCGCTCATACCTTCTGTATCCCCCTCGGGTCGTCTACAACTGCCTCGACACTATCGTCGTTGATAAGGCGAAACTCTTTACCGTGGATCTTGAACCGCGTTCCACTGTATGAGCGCATCAGCACCCAGTCGCCTTCTTTGCAATACGGGCCATTCGGAAATCGCTTTTCATCGTTGTAAGCGTCCGCGCCCATCTTCAACACAAAACCGCAAATGGAACCGATCTCCTCGATATCCATCGTCTGTTTTGCCTTGAGTATGCCGCCCTCCGTTTTTTCATCGGGTTCCGGAAGGGCTATAAGCAGTTTGTACCCCTTGGGATCGGGTAGTTGACTAGCAGTTTTTTGCTCTTCAGTCATGATTCCTTTTCCTGCACCAGAGTTAGGCGTCTGGCGTCACCATGCGCTACACCGCGTAGCGAATTATTCGCGCTCTATCCTGTCGTTTAGGTCAAGAAGTGCGCGTTCCGCGTAGGCTAATCCCTGAATGATTCCTACACAGCGAGAGTATTCCTCCATGTCCTTACATCCGCCGACCGCTATATGGTCGGTGATCTCGTTCATGTGATTGCGATATTCGTTTTGGAGCGCCTGCAACATGTTGTTGCTTGCTTTTTTAGTCATCAATTAAGTCCCTGACGAGGTTGAAACCGGCCTTAAATCCTTCGATTTGTTTTTGCGACTCATCCTTTTCCCTTTGGGTGTTCATCTTGGAGGCGAGTCGTGCGCTTTCAATGCGCTCTTGTTGCTCCATCTTCTGGAGATCAACCATGGATTTGTTGCGGGACTTTTCAAGATCGACCTGTATCTTGGCCATCTCGGCCTGCGCCTTAGCCATAGCCTGCTGTTCTTTGATGGCCAACTCTTTCTGTTGCATCTGAACAATCGGGTCTTGCATTTGTTTGGCGTTTTGCTCGGCTTGGGCCATCATCTTGGCCTTGCCGGTAACCTGATCTGCCGCTGGGGCAACCAGTCTGGAAATGCGGAGTTCTATATCCTCCGGAAGTTTTTCGTCTGGGCCGGGAAGCTCCACGCCCAGTTGCTGTTCGATCTTGGCGCGGTATGCGAATGCAACGTGCTCTGCGATGTGAGCAGACATTGCCGCATTGAGCGCCTTGGCGTTAGGTGCCTTAGAGGACATCTCCAGAATCTCTGGGTTCTGCATGAATGCCATGTGGACCTGAATGTGCGCCTCATGATCCTGATAAATGAACGCCTTGACCGGCTCGCCGGTAATGATGTCCATATTTTCGGTAACGGGATCGGTTGGCTTGATATCGTTCTCGGTTGGAACGATCTTGTCCGCATCCTGAATGCCCAAAACATCCAGCATCTGGCGATGCAAAAGAGGCATGTCGTACATCTGCGGAGCTTGCGCGGCTAATTGCAGGGCCGCTTGGTACTGCATAATTCGCTGGGCCATAGTGCCAGCGTTAGGATCGCTAACGGGTATAATATCGACGCGATCATCAAAATCTTGAATGACTACCTGCCCGTTGTCAGTGTCATACGGATATTCTTCTGGGCCGTAATCCCTGACAATTTCCGACAGGATCTTCAGCTCACGCGAGACGGCGGCATGGACACGGGCTTGAACCGCGCTCATTACCTTCATTTCCCGCTCAAGCACAGCAAGCGTGGTGCCAACCGGCGCTTCGCCGTTAATGTCTGAGGCTTTTACATCCGCCGCCGATGCGAATCTCCGTCCTTCTTGCACGATGTCCCCGAGCAACTGGTATAGGACGTTGCTGGGTTCCTTGTAAGGCAGGAACGAGATGTTGTCGCGGATTGCGCCACCCGGAACGTCTACGTCTCGGAACTCTCCGGGCATGATGGGAGTATCATCGCCCTTGATTCGGAGTCCCCGAGATTTCAATCCTCCCGGTAGGTTGGCAAGCGTTCCGGCGTCTACCAACTGTCTCAGCAACGAAGTCGCCGACTTAGACAATCCGCCGATCATATGTACTAGGCCAAAGCCATAGAAGCCGAGTCCGGGCAGATACTGGTAGTGGACGTAGTGATCCCGCTTCAGCTTCTTGGGGTCGTCCTCGTACCAGTTGCGCCGGATGGACAGTATGGTTCTGGATGACTTGTCAATGGTAACGACATACGGCAACGCAATCCCCGTGGGGACGCCGCGATCCATGTCTTGGAACCCGATCAAGTCGATATCAACGTGCATCTCCAGCAGGGTGTGCCGGTTGTCAAACTCGTAGTTATCCGAGTCACCGGTCAGCCTGTCGTATTTCTGCTGGATCTCAGAGATATCGGGTGCCGGCGGGGGCAGATCGATATCGCTGTAGAAACCCGCCACCTGTAACTTGCGGATTTCATTGGAAGTTTTCTTCATTACATGCGTTGCACGCTCGCATGTCGAGAGGTCTGACGCGCCGTAGCTGACAACAAAGTCCTCTGCGGGGACAAACATCGCGCAAGGACGGCCCATGCTGGGGTCAAAATACACCTTGCGGAACGCAGAGCCGGCAATCGGCAGAGAGAACAGCATCTTCTCTGTCTCTGTGCGGTACTCGGTCATGCGCTGTGTGATCAAGTAATTCAGGTAGTTCTGGACCCTGTGCGCCTGTTTAGTCTTCTCATCGGTAATTTTTCCGACGATAGTGGTCTTTACAGGCCCGCTTGCAGGATAAATCTCCTGTATTGTCTGGGCTTGGAAGCGGATGACCGCCTCGGAAAGCATGGGGTGAAACACGCCACAGGCGCCTTCCCACGGTGTTGATCGGTCTTCAAACTTTAAACCCAACAAGTCAAGGCCACGGATGTAGGAATCTTCCCAGTCCGCCCGACTGTTACGGTCAGCATCAAACTGCGCAACAAGCTCGCTCGCCAGAGAGTCAAGATCGCCTTCGCTCATGAACTCAGCCAGATTGGAGTCGTGGCGGACCCCCATCAGCTCAGGGGCGTTGGGGTCAAGATCAATGACCATCCCGCCCTCTTCGTCGAATATCCCAACTGATTCGGGATTTTCAATCACGATCTCAAGCTCTTCACCCCCTGCGTCTTCCACGTCAAAGGGTGTGGCCAGCCTGTCAATAGCCATATTCAGCCCATCTTGTTGGAGTGGTTACGGCCTTTTGTGGCGGCGCCACAGCCACGGGCCATACCGCCAGCTTTGTAGCCCTTGACCTTGCCGCCGTCTTTCATCTTGCCTTTACCGTCAGCGGCATAAAATGGGACTTCTTCTCCCTTGCTGTTCTTGACCATTTTGACAGAGCCGCCACCAGCATATTTCTTGGTTTTGGCTTTGGTCTTGCCGCCCTTCTTGTACAACTTCTTGACTTGCGTCATCGGCATTGTTCTTACCTCAGTAATAGTTCGCGACCCTTGAGTAAGGATCAAAGTCATCTTCTTCGTCTGACCGTAAGGCCACGAATCCGCCCTGTCGGTAGCGCAACAGCGCCTGCGTCGATGAGTCAACGAGGTCGTCATGCTCCCCAGCAGGGAACGCGGCAAACTCCTCAATAACTTCTTCGGCGAATCGGGTCTCTGGCGCCCATACCACCCCAGAGGCAAACAAGTCAGCTACAGCGTTTACGCGGGCGATCTTGTCATTTCCACGCGATGGAGTGTATTCCGATACCGGTATCCCCATAGCGCGTAATTCAAAAATAAGGGGCATTCCTGCCGCTTTTGCCTCCACGATGAAGGCGTCTGGTTGCATGTCCTGCCAGAATTCATAGGCTGTTTTTTTCAGCTCTGGGAACTCAAGACGCTCCTTGTAGGCATCCAGTAGGATGATGTTCGGCTTTGTATTGCCGTCGTCGTCGGGGTGATAAAACACTCCCCACGTCGTGCAGGCTGAGTAGTCAGCTCGTTGGGTTTTGAGAAACGCCGTGTCCCATGACTGAATCACGAAATCACATTGCGGCGGATAGTCGTGCTCCCACCTTTTCCACCACTCGCGTTTGATCAGTGCGCCTTCTTCGGCGGTCGGGTTCTGCTGGTATTGCGCATTCCATTTGGAAGACGGTAGTTCACTGCGCAGAGCCTCTAGCTCTGCTTGGCTCCAGAACTCAGGCCACAGGGGTTTGCCTGATGGCATGATCGCTGGAAATTCAATCACCTCCCACTCATCGGTGCCAACCCGCTGGGTGGAGGATTTAATAATCTTTCCGGTCAGATCCCGCATGTGCCAACGGGTCATCACGATGACGATAGCACCCCCCGGCTGGAGACGCTGTCGTGGTCCTGATGTGTACCAGTCATAGGTTCTGTCAAAGACAGAGGGGTCTGCCGACTGGCCCTCTTGCTCTGAGTGGGGGTCGTCGATGATCAGAAGGTCAGCACCTTTACCTGTCACCGCACCGCCAACACCAATAGCGAAGTATTCGCCGTTCTTATTGGTGCTCCAGCGTCCCGCCGCCTTTGAGTCGGCCCTTAACTGGAGGCTGGGGAACGCCTTCTTGAAGTCGTCCGAGTCCACCAAGTTTCTGACTTTCCTGCCAAAACCCACCGATAATTCAGCGGTGTGCGCCGTCTGGATGATCTTTTTCTCTGGAAACTGGCCTAAAAACCATGCCGGTAGCAAAAACGATGCAAACTCCGACTTGGTGTGTCGAGGCGGCATATTGATGATTAAACGCTTCAATTCGCCTCTGGCGATGCGCTCAAACGCCTCTGCCATGATTTTATGGTGCCGGCCCTCAATAAATGCAGGCCATGTGTGCTTGACGAAACCCATAAACGTGCTTCGGGCGTCTTCAATCTTCTGGGCCTGCTTGGCCTGTTCCAGTAATTCTGCCGCCTTCAGCTTAACTTCTGGCGATGCACCCTTCAGCCGCTTGGCTAAATCGGGCGTGAGCATCTCTGACATTATGCCATCCGAGCTGTTTTAGTACGCTTAAATGATCTGTTCTGGGACGCAGAAGCCACCTTTAGGTTTGACTTCTTGTTAGAGCCGCCTTTCGCGAGGGGCTTCTTGTGGGCTACGTCTTTGCCGTCGCCCTTCTTGACCTTGCCGTCTTTTTCCATCATATCCCGTGCCGCGTTGCGCTGGGCGCGGCGCTTCTTTTGTTCGGGCTTTGAGTGGTAGTTGTCGTACTCCTTGCGGTAGTTGCGACGCATTAGCGGTAGTAACCGCCCTTGCCGCCATACATCGGGGACTGTTGTCGACGCATAGGTGACTCTTGTATGGGTCTGGTGTAGTAATCAGAGCCTCTGCGCTGTAGATCGGCCCTGCTGACCATTTGGTCGCCAATCCGGACAAATTCATCGCCAGTGTACGGGCTGAAGTCAACGACATTTGATCCATCTGCCGCGATCGGATACGGGCTTGGAACATACCCGAGGCCACCACCTATTTGATATGGAGGTTGCCCCCCAACCCCTTGGATCGTGCCTTCAGACACGCCGAGGGGGGCAGTATCTGCTGGATCGACAATCACGGTATCGCCCTTCGGGACTGGGACCATTTGGTCGCCCGTAGCAACGAAGTCTTGGTCTGCGGGATCGACAATTACCGTGTCCCTCATCACCTGATCTATGCTTGGATCAAGTCCGGTGTTTGGCCCTGCGAGACGACCGCCAGCCGGCGCCTGAGTAACCGGAGGTGGCACAAGCCCTCTCTCTATTGCCGTGAGCCTGTCCATTGCCGCAGGAGCCGCAGGAGATGCAGTATCCTCTGGGAAAACGTCTCCCACTAGCGGTGGGAGCACGAATGGCTCCTCGTCAACTGTGCCGAGATTTGACCCATCCATAGTGGTCGTTCCGGAGCCAGCCGCGGTGACTGGGTTTAAGTCGTCTAGGGTTGTAACGGGCTGACCAAGACCGGGGGGTGTTGGCGGGATCTGAGTTTGGTCTGGCTGAAATGGCGCCCCGCCTTTGCCGCCGTAGGGACGATAAACAGGCGGGGGCATATAGCCGCCCTTTCCGCCGCCGTAAGGGGACATTCCTCCGTAGGGGGACATTCCTCCATAGGGGCTGTATGTATCATAGGGGGAGTAACCGCCATAGGCGCCAAAGCCCGATGGTCCCAGCATGCCATAGCGAGGCATATACTGGCCCTGACCACCTTTTGAGGCGCCAAGCGGTGAAGCTGTCGTCATCATGGGGCTTTGATAGCCCATGCCAAAGCCACTGGCATAAGGGTTGCGGAAATAGCCGCTACCCGTGTCTATGTCATAGCTTGTTGCTGGCTCCTGAGCAAACATTGGCTGGACTGTCGGCGTGGTGCTTGTGCCGCCCTTTGCGGGAATGCCTGTGGTGGTTTCTGCCATTTCGGTCTCCGGCTATCGAGCCACGTTCTCTTTGTAGTGCTCAAGGTCTGGAGCGCTTGCGCAGGCGATCAGCGTTTCCCGAAGGTCAGATTCCTGCACCTTCCCTGACTCCACTTCGCCAATCCAGTAGGCGGCGCCTTCGTCCTTGGCGTTTCTACCAAACAACTCCTGAAACATATCGTCAATGCTTTTGCGTGAAACCGCCATAGTTAGCACTCCTACACGTTCTTGATGTAGATGATTTCAAAAGCGGCTGATATATCAAAAGTCACGCTGTTTGAGGAAGAAATCGCCCGCGCCTCAATATCCGTTTTTTCCGTGAATTTAACTGGGATAACAAGCGTGTTTTCGATGTGCATCCCCGTGGTGAGTGATTTCACATCCTTGATTTGAAATACCTCGCCAAACGGCCTTGCAACCAGCGACAACTTGCAT